AACGGCACACACCGCTTTCGCATTGGACGCAAAACTCGACACGGTGCTTAAAGTGCAAAGCTCGATATACATCTTGCACGTTGCCGCAAGACTCATCGCCTGGACATTAACGTGCATCATCAGTCCTTCACTCAAACGATTGTCAAGGGCCGTACCCCAACCGTCTTTTCCGGCCACGCCAAGATCTACAATGGTGCTGGCACTTACGGCACTGACGGCATTTGCCGAAACGCTACTACAGGTGGTAGTAACGGCATCCCATTCCAACAGAGTATCTAATATTGCCATTATTCATACCTCCTTTCTTATGTAATAGCGGTTTCGGTGATCAGGATCTGATCGACTTTATAGACCCCATGACCCTGAAACCGGATAGGCGGCATACCGGAAAGACCATCACCACTGTCGAAGGTGTAATAAATATTGGTCTTGTCCTTTGCCGCGATTTGCATCTGCGTCAGAACCGTATCATTCACATAAATCCACTTCCTACCTGCAGGCATACGGTTAATCAGCGTAATCAGGTCATCCTCGTCAAACAGGTTGGATGAACCTGTGGTTTCAATGTTCGCAATCCTACCGATGGTACGGTCATCCTTGACCACCAAGCCCGCCTTGAACTGAAAGTGATCACGGTACGCCTGGAACTGAGCGGAACTTGCCCGTGCCGTGGTAGCGGTGGATATGGTCACTTCCCCAAGATCCCTGTGCTTTATACCGGCATTGGAATTCATGGGATAAACCATAAAGGTCTTGCCAATTCCCCACATCACGACATACACGGACGTGGTATCTTCACCACTCCCGCCGGCGTTCAGCACGTTGGCGGCTGTTGACAGTGATGGCATCCTGGTGGAAATACCGTTCATTTCCTCCGGGGTCGTGTCAGTGGAACCATAAAGCAGGGTCGCCACAAACTCGATCTTCATGCCGTCAAGATGCGCCCGCGCTTCCTGGATGCGAGCATTCTCTTTGTCCTTGAACTGGTTAATGATTTCAACGTCTATCTCGCTGTAGTCCTCACACATGCCTATCGTGTCAGTGACCCCTACGGTCCTGGACGCTGTTACCCCGACACCTGCATTGATCTTTCTCCAGGTAGGGGTGATAAGGCTCAACCGACGTGCTTCCCGGTTCGATATGGTATCATTCGCTTCAATCCACGGAGCATGATCCATAATCGGATTATCCTCGGACAGCACTTCGGCAATCGCTAACGTAGACCCGTCAGGGGCCTTCCGCTTCGCTACCTCAGCAAAAGTATAGTAACTATATGCGTCTACTGCCATTTATACCTCCCTTCTGTATCAATCATACATGCCGGGAGAGTTCGGGAATTCAAATTTCGTGTTTCCAAATCCATCTTTCTTGAAGTCCGTTGGGGGAGTTTTACCACCCTGGATGTCACCCGCCACATCCTCGGAAATGCCGTTTCCTACGGCTAAAAGCATCCGAAGCATGGTAGGATGGTTCCCGAGTTTAAGACCGTCTATCACAGTTTCCTCAAAGAATGACTTCGCTTCTTCTCCACCGAACTTTTCAACCGCTCTAAAGGCTTTTTCAGCGTTTCCTTTGTACTGATCGCCCCATTCCTTCTTGATTGCGTCAACGGAGTCATTGTTCGTTTTCGCCATGAACGCATCAATTGTCGTTTGCTGGTTGTTGTACAACTCAAGCGCGGAATTAACTTGCGCCTGGGTGTAATGGTTCTTGTGGAAAAATGATTGAAGCTCGCCCTTTTGGGTATCGGTAAACGGTACTCCTTCCGGTAGTTTCAAATCCCCGATGTCGTACCCTTCCGGCTTTTCAGGTTTACCTAAAAGTTTATACGCCTTCTCGTTGAAGGCGTTTCTATCTTCATCCGTTGCATCGTCTCCCGGTATTTGGATGCTGTTTGCGGCAATTCCATCCAGTTCAAGCGTTTTTCTCCCAAGATCGCTAATGGTAGGAAATTGGTCGAAAAACTTGTTTCCCTTCAGGTCGTCCGAAAACTGATCCTTGTATTTCGGTGGATCTGTAACGGCATTGGTTGGTGAATCATCGTTTACGGTTAGATCTCCCATCACTGAATCGTTCAGGTTGGCTTCTTCTGACATATTTAAAACCTCCTTAAATAAGTTTTATGGTTTCTTCCTTTAAATCGTTTTTTTCGGTTTTCTCCGATTCAGGCTTGGCCTCGATCATGGCCTCTTCCTGAACCTTCGCCTTCGCCTCTTCAATCTCTTTCCGCTTGGCTTTGGCGGCTTTGGCGGCTTTCACCTTAGCGTCCTTCTCGGTTTGTATCCGGCGTTTCCGAACGATCTTGTCCTGTTGGTCCTTCGGCAAATATCGGAAGATATCGAATACCTTCTTTTCCTTGCCTCCGCAGCTCGGGCAATAACCAACAACGGTTTCCGTTACGATATGTTCCACGTTCCATTTGTAAGAACACTTGCCACATTTCAAGGTCGTTACTTTTTTCAATGATTTGCTCATTTCTATTTCTCCTTATGGTATTTTTTAGCCAAGTACACTTGATAAGCCCCCATCGGAAGCCTTTGACTCATATTGTTGGAACGGTTACGTGCCCTTTACCGGCAAATCCGAAATCGCGTTGACGAAATTCAAGATATTATCCTCGTGCAAAATACCCATTTCGGACAACAACACTTTCGCAAAGTTCTGAAGTGCCCGTGATTCATCATCCGGTCCAATAGTGTTGAAGAACCTCGCCAGGGATAGGATATGAGCAAGCGCCCGCTTCCCCTGGGCATTGGCAAGAAAGACATTCCGCAATAAATTCCTTATGTCTTGTTGCTCCTTTTTACTCACTGAACAGCCCCCTCACCTTCCATCGCCGCCTCACTCATCTTGTTCCCGGTCAACTTGTCGGCCTTGGCAACCTTCTCGCCCATCTCGGCCATTTGCATCATATCCTGTTGCATGTTCTCTTGCTGGATAGCTTCCGCTCTGATATCCCGAATTTTCTGAACTTCCAACTTGTCATTGATTGCCTCTTGTGGCCAACCACTTGCTCGGAGTACCTTTCTTATAGACTCATCGGGCTTGGGTATGTCCTTCGTTTCAGGCCATAATTCAAAGAATGGAATCACCGCTTCCAACCCGAACCGGATACCTTGTGTTTCAAATAATCTCTTTTGGGCTTGCGCTAACGGACCCACAAAGTTCACATCAATTTCAGCATCTTCTATTTCAGGAGGCGCGACAGGAAGCCGCCCGCCTTCTAATTCGATCTGGAAAATCCTGTCAATAATGGGGTTCAGGCATTCGGTGTTCAGGCGTGTGATGGGTCTGCCAAGAACAGCCGCTTTCTCTCCCATTAATTCCATGACTTCCGTGGCTGTCTTTGCGCCCCCTTCCTGACTGGCAAGCAATATGAAAAATTCTACCTTGAAATGTCTCTCGATAGCCGCTATCATCTTCTGTTCCCGGTCTATACCGATCGGGAAATTATTCGCCCCGGTCTGAATCGCCGTAATCTGCTCATTCTTGGTATTCTGCATGAAATTCAAACCCCTCGGGCGAATATCAACCACACCCTCAAGGCTGGATGGAACATTGAACGGCGGATCCGCCGCCAATTGTGCCGCTCGAAGCAAATCTTTCGCTATCTCGTTCAACCCCATAATCTCAACAAGAGCGTCCTCTGCCGGTCCCTGCCCGTATGGGGTCATGCCTTTCTTATATCGCCAAACATGATACGGATTCATTTTGTACCCGGATTCACGGATAATCTTGCCGTTCTTCTTTTGTTCTCCCTCTGTTAGGATCCATATGGATTCAAATGGCATGTTCCTATTATCTGACTTCGACTGATCCCTGTCTTTTCGTGGGTAAACGGCGTGGATGTACTCATCTTCTTCAAACCCGTTCTTTTCAGCCAAACGCAAAAAAGGCTCGTCAAATGCGCCCTTTCCGAATTTGTCGATTGCTGTTCGCTTATCAATCATACATTTACGGTGGACTAGATCGACTTGCCCGTACTTATTTTCAGCACAATATATTTCCTTTGGGTGATCGACCCTGAATACGATCATTCCTGTCCCAACGTCTTCCTCGGAATAAATAGAGGCAAACCCGAATGCACCGGCATATTCGAAATACGTTGAAATGCTTTCGTAAAAGTTGGATTGATTGAAAACACCATAATAATGCTGTTCCAGTTTTTGAAGCCATGTCCTGACCGCCGGATTCTCACCCAACTCCTTATTCTGCATGACAAACTGTATCCATGTGATAGAAGGAGAGACTATGTATCCGTAGTGCCCGTCAGCGAATAATTGCAAGGCCGATACACCCGTGCCATCATACCGTTTTTCGCCTTGCTTGTTACCCCGTTGGCCCTTGTTAGACTGCATATCTTCCAGCCCGGGCAAAACGAAATTTATAATATCGGTGAAGGTGGAATCACGGGGTTCCTTTATCTTCTCAAGGCTTTCCTGCCTTTGCATGACTTTCTTGGCTTTATCATTCCAATCAAGTGCCAATGTTATCTTCCTCCACCCAACAGGCTTGTTTTAGCTAGAGTAGGCGTAGACCCGGTTATCCCTGAACTGCTTGTCGCAATGGTAGATGCCCTGCCCGCCGCTGAAAGTCGCCTTAACCTTGCCCTCTCCTCTTCAACCAGGGCTAGCCGTTCCTTTTCCGCTGCCTTGGTTTCGCTTTCAGGAGTGCCCGGCATTATCATAGGGTTAGCTGAACTCATGTTTTTACCTCTGACCTTAAAATTGACGAAACAACGTAATCAGCCCAAACTCCGTTGACTTTTGCCTGACTTCTCAGGATACCATCAACTTTGAGACCGACCCGTTTCAATAGCCTTATAGCGGCCTTGTTTTCCTTCCTCGTGTATCCTTGTAACTTGATAATGTCGTGACGTTCGAAAAAGTAGGGAATACCGGTTTTTACAACTGCAGCGATCATTTTGGGGTTCAGGTATCCTTTCCGCTTAAATATATTGATAGCCGCCCAATACCCCGGATAAATCTTGTCCAGGTATCCACCGCCGACAATCCTACCCGTCTTGATGTCGATCCCGGTGAGGGAGTCCAGGGCGGTTCTGTCCCACCAAACCCTGAACTCGACCTCACCCGTCACCCTCTCCTTGTCAGCCCACATGTCGGGCCACTCGGAGAGGATTTCCCAAAAGGAGGAAAGGTGTTCTTCCGTAGTTGGAACTATCTCAACCGG